CCTTGCCAACCGTCCTCATAGTTTGAGAAGTAAGCTGACCTAGCGTCTTCCAATGAAGGGAATCCCATCATAACCTTATGCTCATCGAATGAGCCATCAGTATTCACCTGATCCACGACATACACCATGTCACTATTCATATCCGGACCTAGGAATACGTCTATATGATCACCATCCACACCCTCGGTGCCACGGATATAACCGTAAGTGTTATTCATGACCTGCGACCACTTCTTTCCGCTAGCGTCCTCACCGGAACGGACGGAACCGGCGGGCTGTTCTATGGTGATATCGAAACCGTTTATCTTTATATGGCCTTTCTTGTAATTGCCGGCCTCTTTCTGCGCCTCGGTTGGATTGGTGTCAACCTTTAGCTCCTCATCGTGCAATCTCTTAGCCTCCACTATGCGCTCGGCATAGTCCAAGGGGTTCTCATTCTCCTTTGGAGAAGGAGCGACAAAAGGAACTAGTCCCCTTGATGAGCCTTCTTGTGTAGCTCCATCCGTGCGATCAATGTCGGGGCCAGCCGATTCTCTTCCCTCAACCTCTCCAGTTCCCCCGGTCTGATCAAGTTGTTCTCTTGGCAGTACCTCGCCGCCTCCCTCGCGTAAGCCATCGCCTCCGCTTTCGTCATTTCCTTCAATGTTTTCATTTTCTATCGGTTTATTTTGCGCTAAGATAGCGTCTATTTCATTTTGTTCGTCAATTATGGCCTGTATTTCATCCACGATTTGCGAATCAAGCTCGTCTCGCTCCTCATCAGTCAATTGTTTCTCCGAGAAATCACGTACCATGCTTTCCTCATACGCCTCGTATTCTTCCGGGGACATATGATAATTCTCCTCGCACCACTCAGCGTAAGCGTTGTACTCGGCCTGTCTCTCACGCTCAGCGATCGCCTCACGGTTCCTCTTGACATAATCGATCAAGTCTCCACGTGTACGAGCGGAAGACAAGACCTCTATGATAGCGTCCCTTCCGGCATTCGTATCGTTCTCATCGAAGAAGTTAGTTCCATTCTCCCTATCGGCAAGCTCCAATATCTCACCTGCCCTCTCTATATTAACACCGCCTTTCTCCGGAGAGGCGAACAGTCCGAACATCCTCGCTGTCTCATTATTCCCGGCACCGGTCTCTTTCTTGTAACTGTCACGTGTCAATTTGATCGCCCCATTAGCCAGCATCATGGCCGCAAGCTCCTCTCCGCTCATAGGATCACCTATCACGGAGATCTCCTTCGCTATGACATCACCCGGCTTCTTGCTGGCCTCCTTGATATCATCATCAAGATTAGCCCAGAAATCAGCCTCGACCTTGATCGCCTCATGTACTTGTCGGGCTTTTATCAATGCGGCCTCGGCCTTATCCTCTTTTCCGATAGGGGCATCATCGTATGCCTCTTGCGCCTTTTCCAAGGCATCAGACGCTTTTTTAAGGCTTTCATCGAAAGACTTTCTCGTCACCTCGATCTTCCTTGGCATCTTATCGCCATATTTATCATGGAGGAAATCCAAGGTCATATCCGTACCAGACGATACGAAATCTGGCGTACCATCTTCTCGCATGACCATGGAGGGATTCTCTACATTGCTAGGTTGTGCTATCTGATCAATGGCACCTTCCGTCTCAATCTCACTCGTTGGCTGGTTGATCGCATCTTCCACGGGAGGTGCAGAGGTTATCTCGGCATCAGCACTTGCGACATTATCATCCTCTGGCGACACCACATTAACTTGTTGAGCGTCATATATGGCATCTTGAAGATCAAGAATCTCATTCTCTGTTATAGGCATTGCGGGGGAAGAGCCATTCTTGGCTGTCACCTGTCCGGTTTCTCTATCATAAGCCGCAGGTTGAGCGATCCAATCACCGTTCTCATCTTGTCCTTGAAGGATAAACGCATTATCCCCGTTCCATATGATCAATCCCGGCTTTGGTAATTGCGTCTTGGGATTATGATGCATGGTCATGTCAAGCTCGGACTGGCGGGTAGCCAATAATTGATCCTCATAGGTCCGTCTCATATGACCGGCATCTTGCTCTACTATATCGCTCAACCTTTTCACCGAGACCATCCGATCCTGTCCGTTATCGGAAATAACGGCCTTATCTCCCTCGATACTCCTAATGTACACAGGTCTTTCCTCATTTCCCTCGCTAAGCGTAGCTGTGGTAACGATAGACTGACCATCAGGATTCGTGGTAACATAAGGAGTAATATTATTGGCAACGTAAGTTTCAACCTCATTGTCTATTTCCTCGCCTATACGATCCTGCAAACCGGATATCCTGAGATAATCAGCGTAGAAATCCTCGGCTAACGGACGGGCATCCGCATTAACCCCATCAAGAAGGCTCATCACTTGGGCTTCGCTAGCCCCATCATCCACATAGCTTTCTATCGTACTAGCCAAACCCGGAACCATTCCAGATAGGGAAAGCCTTGTCTCTTCCATCTTTTTGCTCGCCGTCCGTATATCGCCCGGATCAGTCATATTTCGACCTTCTTCCTCTGCCTCGGCAAACCTAGACTTAGTTAATAGAGGAGGAGTTTCAACGCCTTGATCTGTTACATTGGAATCGGTGATAGGCTGCTGAGCCTGTTTGCCTCCTATTTTATCCGCTACGTATTGCGCACCTTTAGCCAACGCTCCGGCCCCAGTAAAATAAGCGCCGCCTCCCATTCCATAGACAAAACTCTGCAATACACCATCGGTCAAATCCCTTTCCGGATCCGCGCCTGTTATCTTATCCGTTATATTCTCCGCTAGCGTGGAAGATACCTCTTCGATACCTTCATTTACAGGCTCGAAAAACATACCGAATTTTTTATAGAACTCTTGCATCTTACCCATTATGCCACGCTTGATAGCCTCTTGTGCCTTTTCCTTTCCTAACGTCTTGAATAAGGTTGACATCCAAGCCTTGGATACGCCAGCGCCCAGCATCTCAGACAAGGATTCTGCCGTACCAGTAAGAATAGCGTTAGATACCTTTGCGAACTCTCCCATGTTTGGGTTATTCTGGTCAAGATCATCATATTTCTGGCTAGCCACTATTGATCCTATACCTGCGAGTCCGGCCGCTGGAGCTCCGGCCATTGTTGCGGCCATGGCCCCGATTGACATCGGAAGCGACTCTACGCCTTGCAAGGCTATATCGCCTATGGCACCCATATAATTCCCTTCTTTCCACAGATCGGTGAAATCCTTGCCATTGTATCTGTTTGACCTTGCCCGGGAAAACTCCGCATCAGCCTTAAATCTATCTGAGATATCCTTGAATGCCCCGCCACGTGGGATCAATCCTCCAGTTGCGGATTCCAGTCCTTTGGACACCTTGTCCAAGACCCCAAAGATACCGGCACCAAGATCGGCTCCTCCTGCGTTTAGCTTCTGTATAGCGTCTCCAGCCCAAGTATTCATAAAAGAAGAATCCTTCTCATACTCCGTAGGAGGTGGAGGAGTAGCGGTCTCAATCTTTCCTTTTTTACGCAAGGACTCAAAATTATAATCGGCAGAATTATCCCATGGATTAACATACTCGGATTGATCTGATTTGGGAATATCAACCTCTTGTCTTAGGGATATAGGAGGAGGATTAACACTTGATTGGGAAACATAGTCTGTCTCTTTAATATTCTCGTTATTAATTGGAGCATAGCCTAATTTACTCTCGAATTGGGAGAAATCTCCTAAATCTTGCCATCCATCTTTTTTCAAGACATCATAAAGCATTTCACGCTTACCTGAGTCTTTCAATTTCCCCTCAAAAGAGGAAAAATCGCCCAAATCAGTATATCCATCGCTTTTTAAAGCGTCATATAATTTTCTGGTATTGTTCACTTCCATAATTTTACCAACCTACATTTTTAGAACTCGAATTATTATCCCAACCTATACTTTTCTTGTTAGTACTAGTAGAAGAACCTCCCGATCCAATTATCTGATCAAACTCATCGTATAATTCCGGGAAATTCTGAATATTACTCATGACAATAGCGGCTTGTTTGGTCTTTTGGTCTCCACCTTCACCAAACTGCCACGATATATCCGATATACTCTTATTCTCTTTTGGATGATCTTCCGCATACTCCAACATCCTCTTATACATATAAGCGATAACCCCATCTTTATCCTTACCGGACAAAGTGAAACGTTTACCGTTTCTGCCGATGATGTCAATAGACTTATCCGCCCCAGAGCCATTAGCTTTAGCGGTACGATATTGCTCAAGACTACGGAGATTGGATTGCCTTATACCCAACTCTCTCTCTTTATATGCGGCATCCTGTTTCATCTTCCGCTCCTCCCTGTCATTCTTTATTGCGAATTGAGCGGCACTTTGCGCGATCTTGGCCTTTTCCAAATCATTCTGGGCTTTTCTCGCCTGATCTTGTCTATAAAGCAGCAATGCCCTTTGATAATTATTCGTGTCGTTTTGCCTTGCGGCCAGATACCCGGCCCCGTATCTTTGCCTGATAGCCTCCAACCTGTCAGAATAGGATTGTAGTTTAGGATCAGCTACGGTGGGTAGTTTCTGCGAAGGTGCCTCTCCCGCGAATGCCAAATTGGAGAAGGAAGACAACACATTGCCTAGATGCCCGATTCCAGTAGCTACGGAAGCGGCCCGTTTTCTTCTCTCCTCCTCCTCTTGGCTTATCGGCTTTTGAAAGAGCGTCTCATAAAGCCTTTGGTTCCATTGGTAATCGTTCATTTGAGGTTCGCCAACGTTAGCTTGTAGAGTGGTCTCATCCGTATTATCCACGGTTGGAGCTATAGGGTTCTGGCTTCCGGCAACCTCCGGCTCAACCAATGGCGTAGTGGACAATTCCGGCCTCTGAACGACCGGGGTCCTTTTCCTATTATATCTTTCCTCTAATGTCATTGTTGTTTACTTTTTGAATATAGACTCAAATAATCCCTTACCCTTGTCAAGATAGGCTTGCGCGTCAGCCCCAACGAGACCCATCCCGGCCTGTAATCCTTGATTAGCCGCTTGCGTGGCGTTTGCCGCCTGTTGATTATAGATAGACAGCCTTTGGTTACTGATATTATTCTTGGTGTTGAGATATTGGGATTCCACGGCATCCTTCCGTGCTGTAGCGTTAGTGGCTATACCACTGGCGGTATCGGATATCACCTCGCCCGCCGCTTTCTTGGCCTGCGCTACGGATTCATCCGTAGCCCCTACGACCGCGGCGGTACCGGAGGCCTTACGGTACTGCTCATCCGCTAATTCCCTAGCCTTGGTCAAGGCGGCTTGCGCCTCCGCGCTTTGGGTATAATCCTCGTTATACCTACGGTTAAACCAATCCTCATTCTCCTTTGCCTGTTTATCCAACACGGCGTTCGCTTTTCTAGCCGCCTTCCTTGCCTTTATTCCCCCGGCAATGCCACTCGCCAAGGAACTGGCGGCTCCAACTATCGCTCCGATCATAATCTACTGTTTTCTCGCAAAAGAGATAAATAAAGTGACTCGTGTTTGTTACTTTGATCATTATCTCCCATCGGACACCAAAAAATCAACTATTCTATACTGTTTTCTATCATCTACGAATCATTCGTACATAGTTAGGTCCGGTCATATAGGCATTATTGGTATTATTCGCGGGAACAAATTTTATTGTATACCATGAACGAGGAATTAAAACAGCTTTTAGCGTATATTATTAATTGTTGTTAATTCTATGAATATTCTTGTTACGCTATTTGGTAACAAACAATATTATGCTTATCTTTGCATCATAACAATAGAGCTGGTGGCAACAGTAACAATTCAGCGATAATATCATGACAACTTACATTTATAAAGGACAGTCAATCTCTCACATTCGTTTTATTTCAATTCTTCGTTATGCCGGCATTAATGGAGGTCATAGGCTGTCCGCTTATGAGGCCCTTGTGAAATGTGCAAGCTTGGGGAAAGAAAAAGCTATCAAGATTTTAAATGATCTTGAAGTGATTGAAAAATAAATATATCTATATTAATTAATAATCAAATAAATACAATAAACATGAAAACATTATATTGCGAAAATAGCGAGTTATTAGAGATTCTAGAAAATAATGGGATAGAAATGATTTGTAATGAAAATATGGAAATCGTAATATCTGACGAGGACGCAATGCGCATTGCTACCATTGTTGAAGATTTCGCCCCCTTTGCGTCTGGCGACTATGCGATAGAAGATATAGCCTAATGGAGATAAAAGATAACAAAGACATATATCATGAATTTAACATTGCCCGAGTTCGCCTTCATCGAAGGTTCCGGTCACGAAAAAGGCGGGGATCCCCTATATGGGAGAAATGTCATAATGCACATACGTTCTGCCAGTATCATCGAAATATTTGGCAGGAAGGATGTAGCCTTAAATCCGGATGTTCTGACATTAAAGTTTAGCTATACCAATAGATTTGGCATTAAAGAGCCACTGATTGCGGCGTTACATTATTGCGCCACGCTTGATGTCAAATATGATTCCGAAATGATAAAAAAGGAAATCATAAAACCTGCGGCTCAATGGTATTGCGATTGGGCTGAGTGGGAAGATGAAAACATAGTAAGAGAGGAGGGATCGAATGAATGAACGTGAACGAATAGGGAAACGAATAGCCGAAATACGTAAGGAAAGATGCTACACGGTGCGACAACTGGCCGAACTTGCCAATCTTCGGGCCGCAACTATCAGCAACGTTGAGAACGGTAAGTTTTCCGTTGGTATAGATATACTTGCGAAGATATGTGATGCGCTCGAAGTTAAAATAGAAATAATATGATTACGACAAGTATGACAGCGTCCGAATTATTTGAGGAAATCAAGGATGATTATCCCAATGTATTTGCAATATCCGATGCCAAGGACGCTAAGGTGAGTAGGATCGTAAAAAAATCAGGCATATTCCCGATCCACATCCACTCGTTTGTCACTACCAAAAGAAAAAACAAGTGGCTTATCCTATGGGAATCGCATAGTAAGAAGGATATAGGCGACAATTGCCGGATATCTTTTGTGTGCTACCATGATACCAATCATGGTAAGTACGCCTATATGCCTGTCTTTGTCAATGGCAAGATGGTTCTTCTTGCGTTTCCTCCTCACTTCTTCAGCCGGTTCGCCGATCGGATGGGAATTAACCTTACAGGCAAAGAGTTGATTAAGCGGTACTTCGAGATAAACAATAGTTATTCATTCACATTTTCGCACGAAGAGGTGGACGAAGGGTACCGGGAGAATGTATTAGCCACCTGTAAAGAGGGAATTGCGATGGGATTCAAAACCGTAGGGCTGGATGTTTTTCTGCTGAAGACCTTTATCACCTACGATATGTGCAAGGGGGATCAAGTCAGTAGCTTCGCCAAGAGCGAGGAGTTCAGGAGAATTCAACATGACAACAAGTAATAGTTCTATTTTTCGCATCGCCAAAGTATAACGCCCGTGTTTTTTCTGACACGGGCGTTTTTTATTGGTCTATTTGTCTTATAAGTATCAAAAGCCTTTTCCTTTTTGTCTCATAAATATCCGGTATTCGCCTTTATCTAAATTGTCTATCCTAAAATCAACCTTGGCTCCCTCTGGAACAAACGACGGGACATGCCCCGCTAGCTTTTTTATTATTTCGTCAATGTTATTATATCCTATATCCGTAAATGAGAATATCTCCTTGCCTTGATATATGACACTGCCTTTAATCATCTGTCTAAAAGATATTTTCATCTGATCATCAGGGTAATATTTCACAGGATCCTCATATACCATTTCTTCCTTTTTTTGGTTAAATACAAAATCAATAACCTTATTGTTTATCTCAGAGACTATAGAGTAATCCGGTCTTACATATATCTCTGTAGTCTTATGAGCGCTTGAATGATTCATGCAGAAAGCCACGTCATACATTGAGGCTTTTATATCGTTTCTCGCTATGGTTCCCCATGAATGCCGGAAATTATACATACATATAGCATTGAGACCGCCATGTTTGCAAATACGTTTCAATCCAGAGTTCATATTTGCGTTGAAAGAGTCGTCATCACGATAGGTCTTATGGAAATTAAACAAAAACTCATCATCATCCGGTGTAAAGTATTTTTCCATGACAGGACGGAGAATATCCGGAACAATAATCTCCATATACGCCTTATCCCTTCTGAATTTTTGGGTCTTAGCCCTATTATAACAGAATGTCCAGCCTTTCAAATTGGACTTCTTTGCCCTAAAAAGGTCTACGGTATTAATTCCTGCCAAGCAAAAGACCATCAAGGCTACATCCCTAGCCAACTCTGGAAGTGATAATATCATCTTTGTCGGAGGTATGGGTGTCGCGAAAAACTCACGAACGAAGTCCGCATCCAAGGCCCTGTGATCGGGGGTGTCCGCATTGGGGATTTTTACCTTTAGCCAAGGATTAGTCTTGATCCTGATTATGCCCCTATCGTAATCGTTGAACTCATTTATTGCAGCTTTAAAAATCTGGCGAACATTAACAGGATACATTTCTTTCGCCCTTGCCGTTGGTAATAAGGTTTTTATCCAGTCATTTATGAATTTCGTGGTAAACCGGGAAAACATCAACTTGCTAGTTCCCGCAAATCTCTCAAGATGACAATAGGCCAACTCATAATTCTTGGCGTTACGGGCCATGCCTCTAACTGTTTCCATTTCCCGTTTATACTTTCTCGCATAATCAGAAAAACAGATATCCTCATCCGCTTTTTTCAGATATTCCACTAGGGTTTTTACATCCCATTGCGATATATCCTCTTTGTTCGCTCTCTCCACATATCGCATGATTACATCTGAACAGAAGGATACGACAAAAGGATCTTTCACCTCCCCCGTGCGAGTCAACCCTTTTTTATCAACCATTTTATCCATTTTTATATAAGAGGATTTACGGTTATGGGTTACTCTGATGTAAACAGGATAGAAGCCATCAGAACGCTGCTTTCTAACACAAATCTTAAAAGTTGCCATATATCAACACTTTATACATTAAATTTATGGTGTAAACACGGTGTAAACGCCATGTGCAAATATAGCAAACAAAGTGTAAACATCACATATCATTCAGATCATTTTACGCTAATAATGACATAAAAATATAAGGCTGATAAACAAGACTCAACCCGTCTATCAGCCTTATATATTGATATTTAAGACTTGCAGCTTTTAACAGCCTATCCTTCTATAGCTGCTTGCGCCGCCGCGATACGAGCGATGGGCACTCTAAAAGGTGAACATGATACGTAATTCAAGCCAACTTTATGGCAGAACTTAACGGAAGAAGGCTCACCACCATGCTCGCCGCAAATACCACATTTCAAATCCGGACGGATGGCACGACCTTTCTCAGTTGCCATACGAACCAGCTGTCCTACACCATTTTGGTCTAGTACTTGGAACGGATCGACCTTCAAAATCTTCTTCTCTAAGTAAACCGGTAAGAAGGAAGCGATATCGTCACGAGAGTAACCAAATGTCATCTGAGTCAAGTCATTCGTTCCGAATGAGAAGAATTCAGCGCTGGAAGCGATACGATCCGCTGTCAATGCCGCACGAGGAATCTCGATCATCGTTCCTACCTTGAATTCGATACGATCGCCAACTTCCTTGAATAGCTCTTCGGCCGCGGTACGGATCACCTTCTCTTGTTCCTTGAATTCATATAAGATACCTGTTAATGGTACCATGATTTCCGGTTTAGCCTCAATACCTTCTTTCTTCAAATCCAAAGCGGCACCTAAAATGGCCCGAGTCTGCATTTCCGTAATTTCCGGATATGTATTACCTAGACGGCAACCACGGTGACCCAACATCGGGTTATGCTCGCAAAGAGATTCCACACGTTTTTGGATCTCCTTAACGGACACGCCCATAGTCTCAGCCATTTCCTCTTGACCTTTCAAATCGTGAGGAACGAACTCATGCAAAGGAGGATCGAGCAAACGAACGGTAACAGGACATCCGGCCATAGCCTTGAAGATACCCTTAAAGTCCTCTTTCTGATAAGGAAGGATCTTCGCCAACGCTTTCTTACGACCTTCAGCGTCCTCGGCCAAGATCATCTCACGCATAGCTTTGATCTTCTCACCTTCGAAGAACATATGCTCCGTACGGCAAAGGCCAATACCAACGGCACCGAAGCTACGAGCGATCGAAGCGTCGTGAGGCGTATCAGCGTTTGTACGAACTTGCAATTTTGTATATTTATCGGCTAAAGCCATTAGCTCTGCGAAGTCACCTGACAACTCTGCCGCTTTCGTCTCGACCTGTCCTACATAGACTTCCCCGGTCGTACCATTGATAGAGATATAATCACCTTCTTTCAAAGTCACGCCATCAACGTCTACCGTCTTATTCTTATAATCGATGTTCAAGGCACCAGCACCGGATACGCAGCACTTCCCCATACCACGAGCTACAACAGCGGCATGAGATGTCATACCTCCACGAGCGGTAAGGATACCTTCGGCGACAGCCATACCGGCCAAGTCTTCCGGAGAAGTCTCGATACGGACCATGACAACCTTTTTGCCATCGGCATGCCATTTAGCGGCATCATCAGCGAAGAATACGATCTGTCCGGTAGCGGCACCCGGTGAAGCCGGCAAACCTTTTACCCACACTTTCGCCAGTTTCTCGGCTTTTTTATCGAATACAGGGTGAAGCAACTCATCTAATTTATTCGGCTCGATACGGTTCAACGCTGTTTTCTCATCAATCATACCTTGATGCAATAAGTCGATAGCGATTTTCACCATAGCGGCACCGGTACGTTTACCGTTACGGGTTTGCAAGAACCAAAGTTTACCCTCTTGTACGGTAAATTCCATATCTTGCATATCCCGATAATGATCTTCCAATTTCTCTTGGATAGCGTCTAATTGCTTATAGATTTCCGGCATGGCTTCTTCCATGGACGGATATTTAGCGATACGTTCTTCTTCTGAGATTCCGGCACGTTCAGCCCAACGTTGTGAACCGATCTTCGTAATCTGTTGCGGGGTACGGATACCTGCTACAACATCCTCACCTTGAGCGTTAATCAAGTACTCGCCATTGAACAAGTCCTCACCATTACCCGCGTCACGAGAGAAACAAACGCCTGTAGCGGAAGTATCGCCCATATTACCGAATACCATGGCTTGTACGCTAACCGCCGTTCCCCACTCGTCTGGAATACCTTCCATCTTACGATACAGGATAGCACGCTCATTCATCCAGCTATTGAACACGGCACAGATAGCGCCCCACAATTGTTCATAAGCGCAAGTCGGGAAATCCTGTCCGGTCTGGGCCTTAACGGCTGCCTTAAATTTAGAGACCAATGTTTTCAAATCTTCAACGTCAAGCTCGTTATCTAACTTAACGCCTTTCGCTTTCTTTACTTCCTCGATGATCGCCTCAAACGGATCGATATCCTCTTTGCTTGTCGGTTTCATGCCTAATACGACATCTCCGTACATTTGAACGAAACGACGATAGGAATCCCAAGCGAAACGAGCGTTGCCCGTCTTACGAGACAATCCTTCCACTACCTCGTCGTTCAAGCCAAGGTTCAATATCGTATCCATCATACCCGGCATGGACGCACGGGCACCGGAGCGAACTGAAACTAACAGAGGATTGGCAACATCACCGAACTTAGAGTTCATTAACGTTTCGATATTAGCGATCGCCTTCTCAACATCCGCTTTCAGCAACTCTACGACTTTATCTTTGCCTAACTCGTAATACTCTATACAAACTTCTGTTGTAATCGTGAATCCCGGAGGAACCGGTACACCAATCAGATTCATCTCGGCAAGGTTAGCGCCTTTACCACCCAGCAGATTTCTCATATCTGCCTTACCTTCGGCTTTTCCATTTCCGAACGTGTAAACTCTTTTTCTTTCCATATTCGACAGTATTGAATTTAGATTCTAGTTTTGTTGATTTCAACTGTTATATTGCTATCTCAACTTTGCAATGCTGCAAATATATGCTATTTCTACTTTGCAAGCACGAATAGCGTTAAAGATTTTTACATGTTTTACAACTATTCTTTACCATTTATATCCAGCAAATGCTTACATTTGCGTGCGGAAGTTTGTTGACGCTTCCATTTCCCATCGGATTTCCCGCCTATCTCTTTGCCCCTTACATATAATATATGATCTTTTTCTTTTATTTGTGTCTATTTATTTCCAATAGGAAGACTCAGGAGTTTTTTGCTGAAGAAACTTTAGTTTCTACAGCATGAAACTAAAGTTTCTCCCTAGTGGAACTAAAGTTTTTCTATAGCAAAACAAAAGTTTTCCTTATAAGAAATGTCTTTTCCTGATTTATCTAGACACTTTTTTTGTTTATAAACGTAATCAGTAGACAGTAGTTATAAAGTAATA